AAACAAAGCTGCATAGCTTGTAGAAGCAGTATATCCTAAAGTACCTATTCCTGAACTAAACGTAGCTGCTCCTGTGGATGCTATGGACAAGGCAGATGCACTATTTACTACAAAAGACATTACATAAGGTAAAGTTGGATGAGTTGCACCATACAATCCTATGTAAGTAGTTGTGTTTGAATTTGACATAATTAATCTACCAACTGAATCACCACCATTAAACCTTGAATCACTAGCACTTAAAACAACATTCCCCGTAAACGTAGCTGCTCCTGTGGATGCTATAGAAAATAAATTTGCAAAAGTAAAACTTCCAGATGGGCTTCTTGATATTTTAAAAGAATCGCTAGCACCTAGTGATAATTGCCAGCTAGAAATTAAAGTATTACCTTGAGCGTTCCCAGCTGAATTTGTATTATTAGTTATATATGTTCCGTTATAAGTAGAATCAAAACCTACATCTGAAGTAATTTTAGTATAAGCGCTATTATATCCTAACCAAGATAATTTAGTTTGATTTCCAGCTGAAGCTAAATTAACTACATCACTAAACGTAGCACTTGTACCACTTAATGCTCCTGTAAGCGTACCTCCTGTTAATGGTAAGTAACCACTCAAAGCAGATGTCAAAGCTAAAGTACCTGTCGCTGATGGTAGCGTATAGGTGTATGTTCCGTTACCTAAATTACCTGCATTGTTTATCGTGAATTTTGTTCCTGCTGAATTACTAAAATTTGCTAAATTTCCAGAGCCGTTATTGGTTACATATAAAGTTGCAAATCCTGTTGCATTATTTAAAAAATATCCACCAATGCCATTACCAGCAGTACCATTAATACCCGCTCCACCAGTCCCAGTAGATTCACCATAAATTGCCGTACCTGTTGTAGCACTTGCATACACCCCAAACCCTGTTGTTGCAGTACCTCTTAAAGCCTTACCTGTTGTTGCTACACTACCAATAATATCACCACTTGTGCCTGTCATTGATAATCCAATGCCATAAAGAGTACCTGTAAGCGTTTTAGCACCTGCTATCGTTTGCGTTCCTGTGGTTAAAACACCTCTAGCAGTTGCACTTGCATCAGGTACGTTTAACGTAATTACAGGCGTTGTAGTGCCGTTTGCTACTGTTGATGACAAGTCAGTACCTGTAGTTCCTAAAGTAAGAGCAGCAACGCTTGTAACAGTTCCTACACCTGCTCCACCTACCAAAGCTAGAGTTCCTGTAGCATCAGGTAGGGTATAGGTTCTATTAGTGTTATTTGTTAAGCTGTCAAACCTAAATGAAAAATTCTTATAAGTAGATACTCCTGTGTAACCATAGAAATCAAATAAAACTCCTGAAGAAGCAATACTAGAATATCCGTTACCCTTTGGTAGATAAGATGCATCTTGCCTCATACTTATAACACCACCTAATGCTGGTGCTCCAGCTGCAACTAAATATCTAGACGTTAAATCAAATGTACCTAAATCAACACTTTGAGTAGCTCCTGTGTATGGAACATATCCTGAAACACTTGGAATGTCACTTGTTAAGGCTAGAGTTCCTGTAGCACTTGGTAAAGTATAGGTATAAGTGCCATTAGTTATAGTTGAACCTAATGTAAGCTGACCTGTAATCTTTGCGCTCCCTGTTACTTGTAGTTTATCAGATGTTGCATTTGTGCGTGTACCTAAAAGTAAATTACCACCAACCCATGTTGATGTAGTATCGGTATTACCTATCCACGTTCTATTACTTTCGGTTGCGCTCTGTCCATCTGTATTATAACCTAAAAATATGTTATTTGAGCCAGTTGTATTTGCAGAACCAGCTTGAACTCCATTTGCAGTATTATATAAGCCAGTCGTATTATAATAAAGTGCTTGATATCCATTTGCAGTATTATATAAGCCAGTCGTATTATTGTAAAGTGCTTGAACTCCATTTGCAGTATTACCCGCGCCAGTCGTATTATAATAAAGTGCTTGAATTCCATTTCCAGTATTAGTTGACCCAGTTGTATTGCTGAAAAGTGCTTGATATCCACTTGCAGTATTATATAAGCCAATCGTATTATTGTAAAGTGCTTGAACTCCATATGCAGTATTATATCCGCCAATCGTATTGCTGAAAAGTGCTTGATATCCACTTGCAGTATTATCCGCGCCAGTCGTATTGCTGATAAGTGCAGCATTTCCATTTGCAGTATTAGTTGCAATATTTCCACCACCTCTACCAATATTAACACCATTCACAACCGTATCAACACTAAAAGTCTTATCACCTGCTATCGTTTGCGTTCCTGTTGTTATTAAACCTCTATTACTTGCAGATGCACTCGGAATATTAAACGTATGGGTATCAACTGAACTCGCAATATTAAAATCAGTCCCTGTACTTCCAACCGCAAAATACTGAGCCTGTTTGGTTAAGCCGTTTAAAGCCGTTAAACCATTTGAAAAAGTTGTAACTATCTCTGATAAATGATTATCCTCTGTATGCAAGGTAATCGTTCTGCCTGAATGCGTAACGTAAACCCTGATAGCAAGTCTGTCTGTTATTGTTAAAACTGTCTCAGGAATACCTACAGATGTATAATAAATATCTATTGCCGTTCCATTTGTAATGCCCTCTGGCGTAGTTGCACTAGAACCTAATAACGTAAAAGTAGTGCCGTTATATTTGTACACCTCTACGTAAAATGATGGAGTACCTCCGCTAGAAGATGCACTAAAATACATCTCTACGTTCCAATTACCTGCCGGTATTAGTAAAGATGCAGGATCGTTTGCGTCTGTTATAAATTGAGCAATATATCCATCAGCGCCAATAGTAAAATCAGTACCTGTACCAATGACAGGAGTTTTATTCATTTCGTAGTACGTATTACCTACAAAAGTACCCTGATTGACAGAGCCGTTTAGATAATAGGCAACCGATGAGCCACCGCCCCCAGTTGTTGGAAAATCAGCTAATGCTCCATCGCCTCTGATGTATTGAGATGCTGCACCTATTGCCGTTACTGCCAAAGTCCCTGCGCTTGTAATTGGAGAGTTAGCAACCGAGAAAGCCGATGGCATGGTTAAACCAACTGAACTCACTTTGCTATTGATCTGGTTTTGTACTTTGCCAAATGCTTGTAAGATAGTATCGGTTGACGCAATAGCGCCACCTGTGACCGATAAGCCAGTCAATAGTTTACTAGTTACTCTGGCATCCGTAACAATACCTCCAACAGTTGTCCTATACGCTATCTGATCGCCTGTTATTGCAATAGGTATGATGTTAGCATCAACTACTGCGCTAGGTAAAGCAGCAAAATCCTTTAAATAAACTCCATTAATTACTGGCATATCTTTTAATTTACAAGTACATATTCATCACCGCCATTATCAACATAGGTATCAGTATCAGATGCCCAAACGTAGAATATTTGATTAGAATCAATTATTGCTCCATATCCTGTTATCGTTCCTGCAAATTTAATAAAATCCTCTGATGTTCCTGTTATCTCCAAATTTTCTAAAAATCCCTCTCCTGCATCTCCTTCGTTTGTATCTAGGTTTACCATAGACCAATCCATAATCTTCCTAGACCTGCCTAAATCCTTAATATCATTCCAACCAATGATTGCCTGATCTACGGCATAAACCGCCTCAAAATTTACAGAATAAGAATGCAACTGACCTAACTGCTTTTGTCCCATTTCCTCTGTGCTTTTGCAAGTCTTTATAAAACTAATAGATTCGCTCAAGCTATTGCTTAATAAGCAACCTACTGGCAAGTCATTGATGTAAAGCATTAAATTAGTCATAGCCTGTTATACTCCCACTAAATTTTATAAAATCTGTAACCTCACCTAATATCTCAAGATTCTCAATGAATCCCTGACCTGCTTCAATATCAGGACCAACAATTTCCCAATTTACCTTAATTCTCTCTAACGCTTTTAAGCCTGTCCATGACATTATACTATTATCTGTAGTCATAACACCCTCAAAAGGAATTGAGTAGGTGTAGAGCCTCCCTAATTGAGCCTGAGCGCCTGACTGCGTAGTCTTGCAAGTACCTATAAAAGATATCTGCTCTGATCTACTAACAGAACTCAAACAACCTACAGGTATATCATTTATGTATAACATCATGGCGTTCCTTTTACTGTTACCCGAGTTGTTGCTCCATAGTCTGGAGTTTTAACATAATCTAAAGCTATCTCTTCATTTACAATCCTGCCTAAAACTGCTTTACAGATATTCTGTTGCAAATCATAGTTTAAACTTAGATTCATAAAGTACCCTGTAATTGAGTTAATTGACCATCTAGTGACAGGATTGAAATATCCAAATATAGAACCCTCAAACCTTACAAATGGTCCTGCATATAACCTCTGTTTTTCCTCAACTGCAATCCTTAAAAATTCTTTATTAACCTCATAAGGCTCTGCTAATATACTCTCAGATATTCCACGCCTTACCCATCGTTCTGTCAAAGTAACCTCATCATCCTGATATATAGCACCAACATATAATTCATTTGGACTATCACCATTAAATACATTGATAGTCTCAGGCACAAAAGTAAATTTACCTGTTTGCGTAGCCGTATGAGTT